GCGCACGCCTCCGCCGTCTCGGGGAGGAGCACCATGAAAGGCCGCGCCGGGATGGTTCCCCGGATGACCGACTTCGCGAACACCCAGCCGTCCGGCGAGGCCCAACGCAGGAACTTCCGAGGGCTCGTCGGCTCGATGAGCTGCCCGCCCTCGGATCCGAAGTGCTGCCACTTCGCGTACTCGACCTCGGTGAACCAGACGACGTCCGCCTCGAGGATCTCGTGCTCGATCGACCCCTTGAGCCGACCCGTGTCCTGAAGAGGCAGGGCGAGCCCGACGCCGTCCGGACCGGTCGAGACCCCGAGCACCCTGTCGAACGCGGCGCCCTTCCGTGATCGCCGCACCCGAACGCGCTTCACCGGGGCCCACGGGTCGGGACGCCCCCCCGCCTCGAAGTTCTGCTGGATGGTCCGATGGCCGACCGGCGCGCACCTCTTCAGCGCGGGCTCGAGCCGCTTGCCGCGGCGATCGATCTCGCGGAGGTAGGCGTCCACCCGACGGGTGTCCGCTTCGAGCTGGACGGCGACGGCCATCTCAGACGCCCTCGTAGCCTTCCCCGTCGTGGAGCTCGAGCTCCTCCGCCGGGGTGTTGATGTCTGCGATCGGGGTCTCCCTCGGCAGGGCGAAGGAGACCCGATCGCGTTTCTGGTCGGTGGCCGTGACGGTCTTGAGCGGGATGCCGAGGATCGAGGGCTCGTCGCGGATGTCGTCGAGGATGGCCATCCCCGCGTCCACCAGCGCCTTCCCCTCGTCGCTCACCCTCCGGCTTCCCCCTCGCTGCACCGACCGCCGCAGGAGCTGCCCCGCCACGATCATCGTCGTGGCTTCCTTCACGAGGTCAGGGACCTCGGTCAGGGGCACGTCGAAGTGCCGGGCGAGGCGACCGTCCACGCGTCGGGATACCGGCCCGAGCCGGGCCTGGATCGCCGAGGCGTCGAGCTGCTTCAGCAGATCCGACGCGTGACCGATCACCTGCTGCGGGGTGCCGTAGACCGTCGTGGCCACCGTGGGGCCTCCTTACGCGACCTGCGCCACGATGATGTCGTCCGGCTCCTCGAGCACCGGGATCGACGTCTCGCAGGCCAGGACCCAGAGCCCCGACGGGTCCTTCTGGCGCCACGCCTTGACGAAGGTCCCGGTGACGTTCTCGGTGTTGTCAGAATCGAGGGCCACCGTCGTGTACTCCCGACCCTTCGTTCCGCTCGTCTTGAAGATCACGTACCGGTTGGTGTCGTGCTGGTCGATGTAGGTCCGGAACGTCGAGTCCTTCGCCTCGGTGAGCCGGTAGCCGCCGTCGACCTGGTGCCAGTTGATCTGCTTGAAGCGGATGGAGTCCGAGCCCTCGAAGCGCGCGCGCTTGATCGAGTCGGACATGATCTCGCGAGCACTCGCGTTCTCCTCGATCCACTCGATGACCTCGCTCGTGGTGTACGCGTCCACCACCTCGCCGTTGACGCTGTCCTGCGCCATGAGACGCCGGATGTCGCCCACCGCACCGATGATGTCGTTGTCCGGGTCGGACCACGTGTCACCAGCACCGCTGAGGTCGATCTTGTGGTCGCTGAGCATCTTGAAGTCGGCGGTGTGGAGCGTCACCGAGCCGTCGTCCCGCTCCACGGGGAGGCTCGCGATCCCGTCCTGGACGAGGTCCCAGCGGGTCGCCTCCTTCCGCCGCTCCATCTTGTTCCGAAGGTTCTGGAGCTTCCGGAGGATGATCTGCTCCGCGTATCGCGGCCCCCCGGGCGTGGTGCCCGGTCGCCGGAGCCACTTCTCCTCCTTCGGAGTGATGAGCACCTTCTCGCGAAGCGACATGAGGTCGCACTTCACGATGCCGTGCTCGGGGTCCTGGGAGACGCCGCCTTCTCCGCCCGGATCGCGGTAGTTCACCATGTTCTGGTGACCGCGGACCTGCTCCCACTCGACCTTGTCGTTCGGGACCACCGACTGACCGGTGCCGAAGAACGGAGCCGAGCGCGGGCGCACCGGCTTGATCCGCGTCATCAGCCGCGTCAGGGTCCTGTCATCAAGGAGATCGATCATCGCCTTGGTTCCCCTTCCCTATCCGAAGTAGAGGTTGGCTTCGCCGGATCCACCGTGGAGGAGATCCGCCTTGCCGTTCGCGTGGAGCGCGTCGCCATCCTCCTGGACGAGAGCGGACTCCTTGACCTTGCCGAGCGCGAGCACCTTGCACCCGAGGCCGTCCTGCCGGACGGTGCCCCCGAAGTACAGGTCCACCGGCTCCATGAGGACGTACCGGGCGACCTCGCGGCCGTCGCCGGCACCGTCGTCGTAGGGGCCGTACTTCCCCGACGCAGTGATGCGCCCGAGAACGGCGCCGGCCGGGTAGCGGTACGGCTCCTCGCCGGCGGCGAAGAACGGCGTGTCCTTCTCGATCGTGACCTGGGTCGTGATGAGCTCGGTGATGACGAACTGGTTGGTCGTCCGGGTCTTGTGACTCGTGATCGTGGTGGGGATCGGCATGCCCTACTCCTTCCCCGCCTCGACGAGCCCGTGCCGCTTGGCGAACTCGTCGGCGAACTTGTCGACGTCCTTGTCGGACGCCTTGCCCTTCTTGCCGCCGGCCGCGAAGTGCGCCGGGACCGGGTCCTCGTCGTCATCGGTCGGGACGCGCCCGTGCTCGTCGGTGTCGATGACGTCGGGGAGGGACTCGAAGACCTCGCGAAGGAGCGCCGCCGGGCTGCCCTCGACCTTCGTGGTCTTCGCGTCGTCGCCCTCCCCGAAGGTCTCGGAGAACTCGATCTTCGTGTCGCCCTCGTGGCGGTCGAGGTGGGCGAGAACCTCGATCACGCGGCCGCGGTTGGCCGGGGTGATCTTCTTGATGACCTTCTCGGCGAAGGCGGTGGCGTCCGAGCGCGTGGCACGCGCCTCGAACTTGTCCACCCTCGCGGTCGCCGCGTCGGCCTTCTCCTTCGCGGACTTCGCGTCGGCCTTGGCCTGATCGGCCCGAGCCTCGGCGTCCTTCTGAGCCTGGACCGCGGCGTCGTACTGCTCGCGCGTCACGGTCTCGGCTCCACCACCTCCGCCACCGGCCGGCTTCCCCTCCGCGGGGTCGTCCTTCCGGTCGAAGAGGATGCGGGGTTGCTTCATGTCGTCCTCCGGTTCGTCGTCGTCGTTGACGAAGCGGAGCTCAAAGGTGACGACGGCGCCGTCCGCATGCGTGACGACTTCCGACTCCTCCCCGTAGAGCTCCTGCGTGATGCGAGCGAAGGCCTCGATGGCCGCCTGCCCGCCCTGTTCCAGTTTCGTGGGGATGTCCCCGAGTGACTTGACCGCGGGATGGGTGAGCCCGAGCACCGCGGCGGCGTCGAGCACGATGGGATGCACCGTGCCCTTTGCGTCCTCGTATCGGCGGCGGATCTCCGAGGAGATGACGCTCCACCCGCCAGCCTGAATGACCTTCGCGAGCGCCATCGGCACGCGGTGGAAATCGGCGAAGACCATGGTCCCCTTGCGACGAAGCGGCCCCAGGTCGCCCAGTCGGATGTCGAGACGGTTGAGCGGGTGGTTGTCGTCGTGGGTGACCTTCACGCGGGGACGGAGCTCGGGGCGCACCACGTTCGTGTGGTAGATGAGCGCGTCGATGTCCTCGGGCCGATACCTCTTCCGACCGTCACTCCCGCTCCAGTCCCCCTCGTCGAAGAGAGGCACGTCGCGGATCGTGGCGGTCGGGAGGCCGCCCTTCGGGTGGTCAGGCGCGAGGCCGACCTTCGACGCGAAGAGCGCGGCGCGGAGCGTGCTCATACCCGGAACCCCTTGGCAGGATCGAGGAGACGCTGGAGCACCTCGTCGGGTGTCAGCGTGAAGAGCTCGCGGAAGGTGATGGGCACCATGTTTCCGCGGCAGTTGTAGTGGTTGGGGGCGGTGTAGAGGGCGACGCGCGGGTCACCCTTCCGGAAGATCACGCCGTGGAGGGTGCGGCAGATGTCCGTGGTGCGGTCGTCGAGGATGGACGAGTACTGGAACGCCTCGAGCACGGCCCAGACGGTCTCGTCGCGGAAGAAGTTCATGCGCCCGGTGGAGAACGCCTCGATCACGTTGGTCCGGATGATCGTGGCGAGCCGATCCCGGTAGGCCAGGGCCTTGTCGGCGGTGCCCAGGCCGACGTAGGGCTCGAAGAGCTCGAGGAGCTCCCCCTCGACGATGCGCTGGGACGTCCCCCGCATCATGGCGTTCGTCACGATCGCCTTTGCCGAGGCCAGGATGCGGTCCTCGGTGATGCCGGTGATCGTGAACGCCTTGCGGTGGTAGTCGCCGAGGAGCTGGCGCGGGATCGGCACCTTCCGATCGAAGTCCCGGATGAGGGGACGGATCGGGCCCGGGATCGGAACGGGGTCGCCCTCGCGGAAGTTCGTGCCCATCGAGCGCGACAGGTCGAGCTTCTCGCCGATGCCCTTCTCGACCTCCCGGCGGGCGTGCGGGAGGCCGATGAGGACCGCCTCGCCGAAGACCGACGAGAGCGCGTTGGTGAGCGGCTGTCGGTTCGGGAGCTTGAGCGCATCGACGGCGCCCTGGTCGCGGCGGGCCCACATGCGGCTCGACAGGGTCGACCGCACGAACGTGTCCCGGGTCGACCGCATGAGGGTCGACGTGCGCACGAGGGCCTCGTTCTCGATGCGGGCGAGGTCCTGGCCCATCCCGTTCCAGTCGACCTTCCGCAGGGTCTCGGGGAGCTCGGCGTAGGTCTCGAGGGCGGCGAACTCCCGGCGCGCGGGCTCGGGGTCCTTCCCGCGGGCGGCGTCGCGGCGGCCGTCGACCGGGACCTGGGTCCGGGCTTCCTGCCGCTCCTTCTCCTCCTGCTCGCGGAGCTGCCGGATCTCCTCCGGCTCCTCCTCCCAGTCCATCCGCTCCCGGATCCAGGGCTCACGGGAATCGAGGGCGCCCGTGCTGATGCCCTCGAGCACCAGGCGCTTCGCCTCGGTCTCGTCCTCGGTGGTGTAGTTGTTGAAGGTCAGGGACGGGTAGACGGGGCGGGGACCGTGGTTCACCTGGACGATGGTCCGAACCACCTGCTCGTCGAAGGACTCCGCGAGGATGCCCTGGTCGTGGCGCCGGCCCCACAGGAAGATGTTGAGGTGCGTGCCGCCCAGGCTGTAGCTGCCGGACTCTCCCTCGTCGGCGATCAGGCTCGGCAGGAGGAGGGCCCGCATGATGCCCTTGTTCGCGAACTTCCCGGCGCCCTCGTACTCGGCTTTCCCCGACCGGGCCGACTCGAGCATCTCGATGTCGAGGCCCTCGGGCAGGATGGCCGCGCCGGCGCCCTGGAAGTCCCGGAGGAACGCGAGGAGCGATGTCCTCTCCGACTGCGTCGCGTCGTCGCCGGCCTCGCCCAGGAGCGCCGGCATCGCGAAGCGCTCGAGGAACACCGTCCAGGCCCGGAGGATGATCTCCTTCCGCTGGTAGTGCGGGAACGCGGCCCGGAGGTCGGAGGTGCCGTACGGGTTGTCCGAGGCGCCGTCGTAGGTCCAGCGGAAGAACTTGGCCAGGGGCAGGACCGGCGCGTCGTGGCTGCCCCAGAACTGCGTCTGGCGCATGCCGAGGAGGTTCCCGTACGCGTCCACCTTCATGTCGAAGGTGTGGGACGGCTTGTCCTTGATGTTGCGGAGGCCGAACTTCCCGGCGAACGCGCCGCGCTCGAGCTGCCGCCAGTTCATCTCCTGGACCGAGAACCCGTCCCGGTACCCATCGAGGCCCTTCAGGAGGACGTTGTCGAGAGAGCCCTCCATCTCGTCGAACACGGCCTTCACGAGGTCGGCGTCGCGTTCGAACTCGGGCCCCTCGTCGCCGGGGCGGATCTCGTAGCCGGGGGCGAGCACGGTGGCCTTCTTGAGCGCGAGGCCCATCTTCACCGTCTCGTCGCGCTTCTCCATCTCCCGATAGATCCGGCGCCCGTGCATCCGGATCACGTCGTCGACCTGGGGGAGGTGGTCGAGGTAGTCGTGCACCTCGTGGAGGAAGGCGCGGGCGATGTCCCGGGCCTCGGCGGCGCTGAGCTTCCGGCGGGCCGAGTTGGTGGGCAGACGGAAGCCGCGGGTCAGCCGGCTGATGGCGGGGCCGAGCGCGATCACGCCGTCACCCCCTCGTGGGTGGCCACCTGGCCATCCTCAGCGCGCGGCGCGCGGCGGGGGGACCGCTGGAGCATCTGGACCGCGATCGCGAGAGCGATCACGAGGTCGCCTGTGGAGCCCATGCCGGGCTTCGGGATCCCGCCCTCGTTCTGGGTCTTGGCGAGCTCCTGGACGACGGTGAGGGACCGGAGGTCGATCGTCCCGTTGTCGAGCACCTCCGAGAGGTCGTCGAACAGCGTGGGCCGGGTGGTGGGGTCCGTCGGCCAGCCCGGACGCGGCCCCTGGTTTTTCTTCTCCCCCACCTTCCGGACGGACGTGATCCGGCGCCCGCTGCGGACGCGGCTCCGTCGGCGCTCCTCCTGGTGGTAGGGCTCGTGGCGGTAGACGTTCGGGTACTTCAGGACGTGGAGGAGGGCGGCCAGCACGGTGTGGCCGTGGTTGTTCCGCTCGACCCCGGCGAGAGCTCGGCGATACCACCGCCCGATCGCGTCGACCTGGTACCCGAGGCTGTACGGGGGGATCCGGCTCGACTGGAAACGGGCCGCCTCGGTTCTCGTAGTCGCGTTGAGAACAATCACAGCCGAGGCGGCCCCATCCACACCTTCAGCCACGTCCGCCCCGAGGACGTAGCGGTGGCGCTTCTGCGGGAGCTCGTAGATGCGCCAGTCCGTTGCCCAATCCAGGAGAACCTTGGGCACGCCCTCGAGCTCCGTGAGGTCGATGGTCTCCGGGGGCTCGCGGGTGAGCCCGAGCTCGAGCGAACGAACGGTGAGGGCGTTGAACCAGGGGCGGCCGGCGAAGCGGAAGGCGTCATCGACGGTGAGCGGGTACTCGCGCTCGAACCGCCCGGGCTCGGTGCGCATCTCCGCCGTGCTGAGCTTCCACCGGCGCCAGCGGAGCTGCCCGATCGTGACGAGGTGCTCGGAGACGAGACGCTCCTCCTCCTCGTCGAGGGTGTCCATCGGCTCGCCCTCGTCGAGGCAGTACTCCTCGTGATCGTTCCAGGGGAAGAAGTGGAGGCGGTCGTTCCCCTCGCCACGCTCGGCGGCCTTCACCGCCTGGTAGAAGGCGCCCTCGGGGTCGTCGCCGGTCGACTCGGTGGTGATCTCCCCCGTCTTCGGGACGCACTCCGAGAGCCCCGCGGTGGGGTTGTCCTTCCCGTAGAAGGCGGCCTCGGTCTTGTGGAGGCAGTTGATGGTCCCGCCGCGGCCCTTCTTCCCGCCGGCGTACACGACCTCGATCGAGCTCCCCCAGGGGAATTCGAACCCGTACGTGGTGCCGAACTCGGGATTGGGCTCGTGGCTCCAGCACCGGGACGGGTCGCTCGAGCGGATGGAGGTCCGGACCGGCGGGCGGATGCGGTCGTCGATCGAGCCCAGCATGACGTCGAGCATCCGCTTCTTGATGGACTTCGCGGTGTCCCACTCGTGCGCGACGAGCACGCACCGGAATCCCTCGCGGAAGATGGCGATCCAGAGGTAGCGGCCGGCGAAGTACGTGGTGATTCCGATCTGGCGGGGCTTCACGACGATGTCGCGGCCGGTGATGTCCCGGTCGAGGGCGGCCTGCTCCTCGTTGAACGCCCACGAGACGAGCTCGCCATCCTTGTCCCGGATCGAGATGCAGCTCTCGCAGAAGCTCCGGGCCGTCGGGAAGTCCTCGGCGAAGGCGGGGTTCAGGCGGCGCCGGTAGAGCTTCCGGACCGCGGGGTCAACCCTCACCACCGCGGCCTCCTCGAACGACGCCCATGACGTGGCCGCGGTCGCGCTCGTCGTCGCCCTCGCCGTCGTCGGGGTCGTCGTCGCCAGGGCCACCCAGAGACACGCGAAGAGCACTGGCGTCGCGAGCGCCCTCCAGGATGCGTGCAGCGTCCTTCGCCAGGTTCCGGGCCTGGTCGACGTCGAGGTCGCTGTGCTGGATCTCCGCGAGGCGGGCGCGGGCGAGGTCGGCCATGCGGACCGCGGCCTCCGCCTGGGCGACGGCGACGCGGCGGGCGTACGTCTCCAGCTCGGCGAGCTTGACGCCCGAGATGTACCGATCCCAGGCGAGGACCCGCTCAGTCCAGCGATGCATCGAGGCGAGGTTTCGGATGGTCTGGAGCTCGCGCTCGCACTGCTCGGCGCAGGCCTTGTGACTCCGCGTGACGGGGTCCAGGCCGAGAAACACCCGGAACTGGGCGTACGCGTGGTCAGGCTCGTTCGGCTGCTGTTCCCACGGAGGGGACGCCGCATCGCTCATCTCGCACCGACTGAGTTGGAAGGGGGGCGCGTGTGCGCCCGGAGGCCTCAGTCGGAGCGTGGGTTGCGACGCGGATGCGGCTCAACGATCGCGATCAGGTTACTTCAGGGGATATCAGGCGGTTTCAGGTGACTTCCGGTGCCGCGTGTCCACTTCCGCCCCGGCGCGGATGCGGTACTCGCCTCCGATCCGTCGAACATCACCGCGGCGGAACGCGCCCGATCGAATCCACCCGTACACCGTGTCGAGGTGCTTCCCGACCGTGGCCGCGAATTCCTTCGGGCTCAGCCACTCCATGTCCTGATCGTACCGGGGCGGTACCGTCGACATCCCAATCACCCCTCCCCCTCGGGCTCGCGCTCGTCGAGGATCGCTCGCCGGCTGGCCTGGGCTCTCGCACGCCCGGCGGCCTTCCGAGCTGTCTTCCGAGCGAGCCCCTCGGCGGCCAGCCAGTTGCCGAGGAGGATCATCTGGTCTTCGGTGAGCATCGGGCCGGCCTCCCCCGCCTTCGACGCCACCGGGAGGAGCACCGGGGCTCCGTCCGTGGTCAGGCCGATCATCGCGGCCGCGGTCATCGTCGCCTTCGTCGTCTCAGTCGCCATCGCCGATCCTCCATGCCAATCCGTCCCGGATCTCTACGCGGTCCCCCGTCTTCAGGCTGGTCGCAGCACTCGCGACAAACCCATGACCCGTCACGCTCCCGAGAACCGGAGTAATCAGCCTGCCGTCGAGACCGTAGACCAGGCTCATACCGGCGGCGATGTCGTGCCCCACCTCTGCGACGATCAGTGGACCGACCACCCTGCACCGATCCCGGCTCTCGTCCCGAGCGAACATGGTCTTCTCCATCACGTTCATGAAGATCACGCCGTAGACCGCCTTCTGGATCGCGTGGGCCTCGTCAGCGTGGAGGCTCACTCCGCGCAACGCGCTGTCCACCATGCGCGCGATCTCCGTCGCCCGCGTGCGCTCCGTCTCCCTGATCTCCATGAGGATGGGCTCACGCGTCGCGGGGCACCTGGCGAACCACTCGCGCTCGTCCGTGGGGTTCGTGAGCCTTTGGAACTCCAGCCCTCGGTGGTCCCGTCCGCAGCGGGCACACCTGCTCACGTCTACCCTCTTCCGTGGTCGGGGCATTGGGATGCGGATCTCGTCAGTCGCCATCGTTTTCGTCCTCCGTGATCGGCGCAAGGATCGCCTGCCTGGCGATCTCGACCGCCTCGTCGTACAGGTCCATCAGGCCATCGAACGCTTCCCGCACGGCCTGCTCCCGACTCCGCCGGCGGATGATGGGCCACCGGTTCACCCTGCCTCCTTGCGCTGGCCTGGTCCATCGACCGATTCGACGGCAACCTCGACTCGAGGCCCCTCGCCCTGGGCGGCGTGTCGCTTCGTCACGCGCAGCTCCACCACCTGTCGATCGTCCAGCCATAGAACGCCGTTGCCGGCGTCGAGCACGGCCTTCGCCACGTTGTCGGCGTCGGGGCTCTTCGGGCGCCAGCACTCGGGTCTCGGCTCTCGCTTCCGCGGTGGCCCCGATGGTGGCCAGACGGCCCGGATCGTCACGGCGAGCGGACCATCGGGGATCGGCCTGTCCCCCATCGCCTCCTGCATGTGGGCATGCGCGACGGCCTTCCACGCACGAGACCGCTTCGGGTCGACGATGCGAACGCCGGGCCCGACACGGACCGCACGGCCTCGGCCCTGAGCGATGGGCTCGCCGGGGATGGTGACGATGACGCATATGGCGTAGTCGCGGATGGGCATGCGATCGGTCATCGGGTCACCTCCATGGCGCTCCGCCCCTCGGGTGTGGCCACCACGCGGATGTGCCCGTGCTGGTCTCGGTACCGGGTGACGAGGCGACGCACGGCAAGGCTGTCCATGGTGGCATGCTGCACCCCCTGGTCCCGGCAGAATGCGTACTCGACGCAGTTGCGGCGGCCGAGCTTGCGGAGCGCGCGGCGCATGGTGGGGGATGGCTCTGGCTTCACTTCCGCGCCTCCTCCACGTCGTCGCTAAGCCACACGAGCGAGTAGGCCGTGGCTCCCGCGCAGAACGCGAGGACGGCGAGGACCCAGCCCCATCCACCAGCCATCGCGCCGCCGATGGTGAACTCAGCAACGATCGACGTCCCACCGACCGGAGGGACCCGGTCCGCATCGCGGAATGCCTTCAGCCCATCTGGGTGGTCCATGTTGACGACGTGTAACGTCTCAGGGAACTCCACCACCGCACCTTCGTAGCGGAATCGCTTCACCTCAGCCATGTCAATCAGCCTCTCTCGCGCCCTCTAAGCGCGTCAGATGTCCATGGCGCATTCGTACGCGCAGTCGTCGCAGCAGTCGCACAGCGTGTCCTGGTCGTTGTTGACGTCCAACTGATAGGGACACGAGTGAGGCGACTTGCCTGGCCGCTTCCCGCAACGCCCACAGAGCCCCCCTAAGCGCGTTTCGTCCTCGGGGGTAGCTCGGGTCGGGTCCGGGGGCGTTCGTCGTTCCTGGGGCTCCGCTGTGGCTCCTGTGGCATCCTCCACCTTGCCCATGCCGTGGCAGCGGGGGCAGGGCTTCCCCGATCGCCCGATCTTCGAGATGACCCAGCCTCGGCCTCGACCGCGGAACGAGCACTCCGGGCATTCCACGATCGCCATCACCCACCTCGCTCCCGCTTGGACTGCGCCCTGCGACCCCGGTAGAACTCCTCACGCTCCTCGAACATCGAGGCGTAGGTCCCTGGGGTGCCGGGACCAGTCACGATCGCGCCGATGGGCTTCGGCGGATTCAGGTCCTCCCCGTCGAGACACAGCGCGCACCAGTCCGAGGAGCCTCGGAACGTCATGCCGCACCCCACGCATTGCCGGGTTCGCTTCGCTTCCATCACCCACCTCGCTTCGGCTGAGGCGCGCCCCGTCGAATGAGCCGAAGCATCCCCGGCTCGTGGATCGAGTACCCGTACCCGAGGAACCGGGCCGCGTGCCCCGATGGCCACTTCACGCCGATGGCCCTCACCTCGCCGGACCGGCGCCGGTAGACATCCGCCACCGTTCCCACGTCGCCGCTGAACCGGTAGTCCCGGCGGCCGTTCTCGCTGTTCCAGATCACCCGGTCGCCGGGCTCGAGCTCGCTCACCCAGTGCCGCCTTCCGCTGCCCGGCTCTCCGCCGGTTTTGCCGGGGCGCCCGCCATCACCGCGCCGACGGTCTCGAAGCCCGCGACAGCCGCCGGTGGCCCCTCGACGGCGGCGTACTTCCGAGCCCAGAACGCCACGACGCGATCGAAGCTCTCGTCGAGGTTCGCGCGGTCGACCATCGGCCAGGGCAAGGTCCCGCCGCCCTCGATGAACTGGTGCCACTCGCGGGGCAGCTCGCCGTGCACGCCGTGGTAGCGATCCGCGTACTGGATCATGGTCCAGAGCCAGGCGAGGCCTTCGTGGGTCAGCGTGGCCACGAGGTCACGCCGGACGTTGATGCCAGTGCGTCCATCGCCGGAGCCCTGGAAGTGGTCGATCGGGCGAAGCGGGGGCATGACCTGTGGGTGGTCCTTCGAGCCGTACGTCGTGGGCGTGGTCAGCGACTCGCCCCGGCACACGACGCGCTGATGCGGGTTGTGCTGCTGGTCCTCCCGCGTCCACGGCATCGCCATCGACGTGCAGGCGTAGGGCACCAGGCGCCATCCCGAGGGGAGCCGAACCGGGACGAACAGGATCCCGCGTGGCCCACGCTCGAGGTCTCCGCGGCGTCCGCCGCCGCATCGGTCGCACCAGTAGCTCATCCCATGAACCCCGCTTCCTTCTGGGTCTTGGCGTCATCGGTCCCGTACCGATCGATCGCGGCGTGGACGTCCTCGGTGGGTGCGCCCCGGGCGAGCGACTCGATCACGTCGGGCGGTGTCTCGGGCACGAGCTTGAGCCGCCAGAAGCTCCGGCCCTGGGTGACGCGCTTCGCCGCGCGGTCCCCGGCCGTGGGCTGGGCGTCGTCCCGGTCGGGATGGGTCAGGATCTTCCCGGGGTTCGCGAGAACCCACATCACGCCGAAGTTCCGCTGCTCGCGGTAGAACTCGATCGAGGCGAACGCCCGGAGAAGCTCCCGCCAAGCATCGACGCTGGGGCGTTCGGCCCAGTGCGCCACGACGGCCCGGGCGAGATCCGAGGGCCAGTTGTGCGGCTGGGGCATCCGGGGCTTGGCGGGATGGCAGATCTCGTCCCAGGCCTCGACCAGGCCCGCGGTGTCCACCGGCGGCGGCTCGCCCGGAGGGCGCCACCGGTCCGGCTCCGGTCCGGGATCCGAATGCCCATTCGAGAGAGAGAGAGACTCCGGGTCCGGGGGCGGCGCCTCGCGCGCGGCTCTAGCCCCAGAGGTCTCTCTCTCCTGGGGATCCGGGGATTCCGGAACGGGAACGGGGAACGGGGACGGGGTTGCTGTTTTGCTTTCTCGTTGCTCGGCATCGGCTGAAGCATTTGCTTGAGCACTTGCTTGGTGGGTTGCTTCCGGTGGTGGTTGGCTTTCGGTCTTGCCGCGGCTTCGACCCCCCTTCCGGCCGGCCGTCGATCGCTTCTCCTTGAGGTCGAGGGCCTGCTCGCGGGTGGGGTTGTAGTCGAGGTAGTCATGGATCACCCAGCCGTCGTCCGCGGGCTGCCAGAGGCCGCCGTGCTCGAGCTCGGCGAGGACGTCCGCGGAGGCGCGGCGCGTGGCCCAGCCGCGAGGGATGCGACCGTCGGTGAGGTGCTTCCCGCAGTAGCAGAGCGCCATCAGGTGAAGCCGGAACGCCTCGTTGCCGAGGGCCTCAACCTTCGGATGCTCCGCGAACTCGTCGTCGAGCTTGATCCAGGGCATGTCGCACTCAACTCCCTACGGTTTTAGCGTCGGTTTCACGTGACACCCAGCGTGGCAGGGCTCGCCATCGCCGGGGGTTCAGCTCGAGCTCGCAGACGAAGCCGTGGCGGTTCCCCTGCGCGTATCCGTGCAGCCGGACGAATCCCGAGGCCTGGAGCTCGACCAGGGCGCGCCTCGTCGGCTCTCGCGAGCGATCGATGCCGGCGGCGACCTCGGGGACGGTCGTCGGCGCGCCGTCGCCTGCGAGGATCCAGAGCAGCACACGGAGGTGGAGCGCCCGCATCGGGTGGCGGAGCCAGCCGGAGACCGGCCAGCGGAGGGTGGGCTCAGGCACGAGACC